CGTGGTTTCGATCTTCAAGCTTTCTGTCTGTCTGGCAACTCGCACTTCCCGCCTCTGATAAGAGGCCCATCTCACGATGGGAGCATGGGGGGACAAGGCCCATACATGGTACTGCACCAGCAACAATCTATCCAAGTGCAAGGGACTCTTTCGAGTCTCACTTGGAGAACACTAAAAACACTCAGCCGCCCCGTAGTGGTAACGAGGCCCCTCCCAGCTATTTGGAGGCCCAGGCTAGTTACGTCATCCCTCATCATACCCACTTAGCCTTCTGACGAATCAGAATTCTATCATGATAAAGGGCTTTGGAAAGACACATCGGTTTTAGAGATGTGGCCAAACCTTCTTGTCTGAGCTGTTTCCAGGCGTATTTCACCTTTCTCTCAATTTCTTTAGAACTCAACTTTGAGTCAAGTCCGAGAGAGGTGTAAGCATGGATGAAAGGCATACCAGAATCTGATTTCTTCAGTTGGATGAGATCACTGTAGTTCCCCTCCCTAGTAGAAATCCCTAGTTTCCCTCCAATTTCTCCTTCAGTCGACAAGTAGTGTTGTAGGAAGGATGGAAGATCAGGAATCAGTAAGTCTCTAAGAGCAGGATCATCTGCAGTCCTTGTAGCAAGGAAAGCAGCAATCTTTAACTGCAACTCGGAGACCGAACCTTTCAAATCTCTTGTGACAGGAAAACCCAGTCCACCAAGATGTCTAGGCATAAACCATGACATCCCGACAGGTGTTTTCTCCTTGAGCATTTGACCGTGAATTCGGAAGAATTGGGACATAAGAAAATCTTTATGTTCTTCAAAATTCTGGATCATGTCTCGTGCCATCTGTGCAAGAGATCGTGCAGAACCAAGGAAAGGATCCTCGGTGTATAGTGACTTTTCACTATCAACTGCCTGATCGCGAGTACATCCATACAACAGACCAATTTGGAAGTGAGGAACTCTCCACATTCGTAGAGAACTCCCGCCAAAGAAGTCAACTTGTCTTCTGACCTCGTGAAGTTGTGAGTTGAGAATCAAGAACTGTTTAGATGTATAATTCTTCCCTAAGGAGAATTTAAGTCCAGCACAGTCCGTGAGTTCTTTCCACAATGGATAACCCCTCTTAGGAATTAGGAACCCAACATCATCCCCATTAATGAGGAGGGGGACGTCAGATAACTTCTTCCAGACCCGTTCAAAGGACCTTTCCATGGCCATCCAGGTTACAGCTGCATTGACGAGACACAGTATCGGAAACGATGCTGGAGATCCCATCAGTTGCCCCCATTTCTGGGGTGAACCTGATTCATCTACCTTGCGGTGGATAGAATGACCAATTAGAGCCCTTTCAAGAAGAACGGAATCTTCGAGTGGCACACCAAGGCGGGCACAAACTCCGCGCATCGTGTACTTTGAGAGGTCTGGATTGAGATTGTCGGTCGCAGCTTCATAGTCTCCTGAGACGATAATAACATCATCGTTTTTGGATTCTAGGAACAGTCTCGAACCCTTCTGACAGAACCAATCTAAATTAGACTGATTGATTGGTCCTCTAATGAGGTTGAAGACAGGGTGTTGAGAAACAATGGGATGAATGACCCTTTGCCACTGTCGAGCCAAATGATAGACATCGGCATCACCTCTGGTGATGACTCTGACTTTAAATGGTTCTACAAGTCCAACGGGTACACAG